AAAAGAAGCAATGCGCCCACAGGAGGAAAACTAATGACACCTAACAACAAAGACTTGATAACACGCCCTCAGCCTATCCCACAAGCCCCTACAGCAGGCTTCCAGACTCTGTGGGTACAAAGACAACTAAAGAAACTAAGGGAGCGTGCAGAGGCTCTCAAGGCACAGTACATTAAACCCGACGACATCATTTAACTATGCAATCTAAATCATTAGATGATGATTACTTCATCAAAAATGCTATCTTATGTTTTCTTCATCATTATCCTAATCATAAATGGACATCAATCTATGAAGAGTTAGCATCACGTGATACATTCACAAGGACGCAACTTCCAACTAAAACACGAACACGAACACGTAAACCAAATGTTAAAAAGACAGACTCTTAAGACTTGGCGTTACACAACAACAGATGGTCAGGTGCAATGGTTATTAGCACCCGATTCAGAGCACGCTGTATGGGCTGCTGCTGAATTGTCCGGTGGTTCTGAGTACTTAAAAGATGTTTATTTAGACAATGACGAATGGTAAAAAAACCTTATTACCCAAACAATTGGAAACAATGGAAAGAGATTCCTGATGAGTTTATTTATTCACCAACCTTTGAGGAGTTTTGTGATTGGAAGTTAGGTGGTTGGGAGTTACCTAGTTCAATATGTTGTATCATACGTGAAACAACAGCAAAAGGTAAGATCAAAGAACACACATATCAGAAGCGATATGCTGCTGATAACAAGATCAAAAAACTAATTAAAACAGGCAGAGAGTTTGTTGTCTGCACTGAAGATCAACTACACTTTATTACACCCAAAACAGATGAGCCTAATTACGATTAAACAGTTTGAAGAGTTTAGTGAAGACTATCCTGAGCTAGCTCAATGCTACCCTGTCTTAGAAATCAAAAACACATTCATCAAGGACGCAGTAACTGGTTGGGATAATTTTGAAGAAGATTGGAGGACACATGCTTAATGCCGACACCAGCAGAGATTGAGGAACAGATTCAACTTGAGCGTGATGCTATTTCACAAGGTCTTAAGCGTCTACATAAGAACACCTACGACCTAGAAAACAAATCTTATGCGTCTGCTACTGTTTACGGAGTTGCTTCTATTGATACCTTGTTGCCTCTTGTGGTTGCACGTATTGAAGGGACTACAACTAGACTAACTAAAGGTGAAGCAGGTAAAGCATTTAAAGAGATTAAACAGTATCTTGCTGATGTTGAACCGTTAGCAGCTGCTGCTTTAGCTGTTAAACTAACGTTTGATAAAGTCTTTTCATATAAAGACAAAAGTAATCAAGCAGTAAATGTGTGTGATTCTATTGGTCTTGCTGTAGAACAAGAGTGTCAAATGAGACACTATGAAACAAATGCACCAGGCTTACTACACACACTAAAAGAAAACTATTGGCATCGTTCAATAGGTACACAACAAAAAATAGTTGTGATCCGTACTTTAATGAATCGCTATGACGTTAAACAATGGGATGCATGGGGCAGATCTAATCGCATTAAACTTGGAGGCTGGTTACTTGACTGCATCATGCAAAGTAGCGGATGGTTTACAAAAGACATGCAACAAGAAGGAAACAAACGTGTCCATTATGTTGTACCAACTCCAGAATTCCTTGAGAGAAAGGACGCAGTAATGCGTGATGCTGAGTTATTCAGCCCACTAGCGTGGCCAATGCTCATCGAACCAAATGACTGGACACATGAAAAATGTGGCGGTTACATCCTAAATGAGGTGATGCGAGGCCATGATATGGTTAGACGCGGTACGGGCGGATGTATACAGGGAGAGAGACCTATTGAGTTCTTGAACCGAATTCAGAAGGTTGCTTACCGTCTAAACCCATTTACTGTGGGTGTAGCGGAAGAACTAGATAGATTGGAAAGAGCTGTCGGTAAGTTTCTCCCTATTATTCATCATGACTTACCTCCTAAGCCTGTAGATATAGCAGATAATAAAGAAGCTCGTCATAGTTATAATAGACAAGCTGCTTCTGTATACAATCTACAAGCTCAAGAATTTAAGAAGTCATGTAGAACAAGAATGACAATGGAAGCTGTACAAAGATTTAAAGGTAAAGATAAATTCTATTGTCCATGGTCGTTTGATTATAGAGGTAGAGCATATCCAATTCCTGCATTCTTAACACCACAAGACACAGACTTTGGAAAAAGTTTATTGTCTTTTGCTGAACCAGCTTACATGACTCCTGAAGCTGAAGATTGGTTATCTTTTCAAGTAGCAACTACGTATGGTCTAGATAAAGCTACAATGCAAGAAAGATTAGATTGGGTAAAGGATAATACTCATCTTATATCTTGTGTCGCTAGTGATCCTATCTTACACATTCACGACTGGGAAGCAGCTGATGAGCCATGGCAGTTTTTGGCAGCATGTGATGAATATTATCATTGTGTGCTTAAGTGTGATCGTCATTTTACAAGTTTGCCTGTAGCCACAGATGCTACTTGTAGTGGGTTACAAATATTAGCAGGTCTAGCTAAAGATAAGAACACTGCTAGTCTTGTTAATGTTATACCGTCTGATAAACCACAAGATGCTTATGCTGTCGTAGCTAATACTGCTACTCCTTACTGCCCTAGTTCTATTCGTAATTATATGGATAGAAAGGTAGTAAAACGTGTTGTGATGACAGTACCGTATAACGCAAAACCCTACTCAAATAGGGGGTACATCAAGGACGCACTACTTGAAAAGGGTATTGAGATTGATAAAGATGACTTGACAAAAACTGTTGAGGCTGTTAGAAATGCTATGGATGAGGTCGTACCTGGTCCTATGGCTGTCATGAGTTGGATTGAAGAGGAGGTTGCTAAAGCAATTGACTTGGGTAAAACAGAACTAACATGGTCTACACCATCAGGTTTTGTTGTTAATCAAAAACTTATGAAAAAAGAAGTTGTAACAGTTAAATTACAACTGCTTGGTCGTTGTGAGTTAGAAGTTGCTACACAAGATAGTGACAAGGTTGACAAACAACACCACAAAAATGCAACAGCACCCAACTTAATACATTCACTCGATGCTTCCTTGCTCCACTTCAGCGCATTGGCTTTCAATGCACCGATCGCTCTCATTCATGATTCTGTATTGTGTCGTGCTACCGACATGTCTGCTCTCAGTGCAATTGTACGAAAGACATATATGCACCTCTTTGCCGAACACAATTACTTGCAAGACTTTGCTGACCAAATAGGTGCAAAGACTGAACCACCTATTATTGGAGACCTTAAACCGGAATCCGTAATTGAATCCACTTACTTTTTTTGTTAAATGCCACGTACAATCCACAAAACTGAAAAGCCTGTAGTCCTTGAAGGGTTTCAAGCTTTACTGAAACCATCTAAATTTGGCTATAGCCTAAAAGCTTTAGTGTCTGAAGATGTAGTAGAAAGTCTCGAAGAAGAACGAGTAGACAACTTAAAATGGTGCGAATCCAAACTAAAAAACCCTAAGCGTTCAACCCTACGACCTGAACCATGGGAAGAGGTGTCTGAAGGACAATACACAATTAAGTTCAGCTGGCCTGAGGATGAAAAGCCACCTGTAGTTGACACTGAAGGAACAATTATTACTGATACAAGCATACCTGCTTATAGTGGAACAAAGGTAAACCTAGCGTTCTATCAGAAACCTTATGTGATGCGTGATGGCGTTACTTACGGTACAAGTCTTAAACTACTTGGAGTACAGATCGTTGCACTTAACGGTACTGCTGGAGTGGATGCAGGGGATATGAGTACTGAAGATGTAGCTGCACTATTTGGAACTACTAAAGGTTTCAAGCAAAGTGAACCAAATGTTACACCTACTGTTGTTGAAGAGGAGGCTGAAGACGACTTCTAATGACATTTCGATCAGGACTTGAAGAAAAGGTTGCTGATCTTATGTGTGAGTTAGGCGTGAAATATGAATACGAATCTACTAAGGTTCCATATATTATCCAACACATATACACTCCTGATTTTCTTTTGCCAAACGGTATCTACCTTGAATGCAAGGGGTATTGGGAGCCAGAGGATAGGCGTAAGATTAAAAACGTAAAAGAGCAACATCCAGAAATAGACCTACGCATGGTCTTCCAATCACCCTTTAACAAGATTTCAAAAGGATCAAAAACAACATACGCAAAATGGTGTGACAAACACAACATACCGTGGACATCATTCCACAACATACCAATCGACTGGCTCCTCTGAGTTTATAAGACATGGACCCTGCAATAATTGTGGATCATCAGATGGTAATGCTATCTATACTGACCACAGTTATTGTTTTGTATGTCATACTTATACTAAAAGTGATGAAAACCCTGTACACATTCACAATAATAACAAATTGGAAATCAAAGGCTCAGCTGAACGGCTGCAGAAACGTAAGATAAGCCAAGCAACATGTGAGAAATTTAAAGTATATCGTGATGGAGACAAGCTAAGGTTTTACTATCACGATCCATCTGGCATTGTAAAAGGTGCTAAGATAAAAACCAAACACAAACAATTTACTTATGAAGGAGAATCTCCTGGTACATTTTTTGGTCAACATTTATGGAGTAACAGTGGTAAGCGTATAATTATCACAGAAGGTGAGCTTGATTGTGTGTCTTATGCAGACCGATACCCAACTTGGCCTGTAGTATCATTACCTAGTGGTGCAGCAGGAGCTAAGAAAGCAGTCCAGAAAAACCTAGAGTTTCTTCAAGGTTATGAAGAAATAGTGCTTTGGTTTGATTCTGATGAACCGGGCCAGAAGGCTGCTGAAGATGCTGCAGGTGTATTACCACCTGGAAAGGCTTACATCGCCCGTCTAGAGGCTTACAAGGACCTCTCAGACGCCCTACAAGCTAGCGATTACAATGCTATTGATGATGCATTCTTTAAACGTAAAGAATTTAGACCTGATGGTATTGTAGACGCCAAATCTTTACTCGAAGTATTAACTACACCACAACCCCCAGCAGATTATGACTATCCATTCCAAGGGCTTGAGAAAGAATTACGAGGGATCAGGTTGGGAGAGCTTACAACGATTACAGCAGGTTCTGGTATTGGAAAATCCAGCTTCTGTCGTGAAATTGCAGCTCACCTATTGCAGCAAAAGGTCAGGGTCGGTTACCTGGCACTTGAGGAGAGTGTCAGAAGAACAGGTCTAGGTTTAATGTCAGTTGGAGTACGTCAATCATTACATTTGGAGCAACGTACTAATGAAGAATTGACAGAAGCATTTGATAAAACAGTAAAAGATTGGGATTTGTTTCTATTCGACGGTTTTGGTTCATATGAGCCTGATATTATTTATAACCGTATCGAATACATGGCATCTGGTCTTAATTGTAAAGTTATTTTCCTTGATCACCTATCAATTTTAATGAGTGGTCTTGAGGGTGATGAACGTCGAATGATTGACGTTACTATGACTCGGTTACGCTCACTTGTAGAACGCACAGGCATAGCACTTTTCTTAGTATGCCATACAACAACACCCACAAATGGACAATCACATGAAGAAGGCGGCAGGGTGCAACTGCGAAACCTTCGAGGAAGTAGAAGCATTGGTCAGCTCAGTGACAATGTTATTGCACTCGAAAGAGATCAGCAGAGTGAATCTGATAGAAATACAACGATTGTTAGAGTCCTTAAAAATAGAAATTCTGGCGAAGATGGTGTCGCTTGCAAATTAAATTTTAATTTATCGACTTGTAAATTTAATGAAACTACAGAACCAGCAGAGTTTGACGCCACAACAGATTTCTGATTACGAAGCTATGAATGAAGAATTTATTAAAGAAGGTACAGCGTTTCGTATTGATTTAGCATTACATAAGCCTAATCCCCCTACTAAGGAGGCAGTAAAACGTGCACAATTTGTTGATAAAACGTACAAATGGCACGGTAAATAATGCTAATCTTTGATTTAGAATCAGACGGTTTATTACGTGATGCTACCAAAATCCACTGCCTTTGTATTTATGACACTGAAACTAAAAAAACAATGGTTTTCAATGACCGATCGTTTACATCAGCTACTAAGAGACCAGCAACGGAGCCTATCGTCCGTGGCGTCCAACTACTCGAAGACGCTGATTATATTATCGGTCATAACATTATTGGGTTTGACCTTCCTATCATCACTAAATTTTATCCATGGTTTAGACGTATTGGTGATTGCTTGGACACTCTTTTGCTTAGCCGTCTTTATCACCCGAACTTGATAGAATTGGATAAAAAAAGAACATGGGATGGTATGCCACTTAAACTTTATGGATCACATTCACTAGCTGCTTGGGGTTATCGCCTTAATGAAGCTAAAGGTGATTACTGCGAAGATACCGATTGGAAAGAATGGTCTCCAGAAATGGAAGACTACATGATACAAGACGTTACTGTAACTAAAAAACTTTGGAAACACTTCCAACCATACCTGAATGGGTTGCGCTAGAACATGAAGCAGCCGAAATCCTCACAAAACAAGAATTACATGGATGGTATTTTGATGAACGCTCTGCATGGCAATTGTCATCATCTCTCAGAGCAGAACTTGAAAAAACTTGTGAACTACTACGCAACCGGCACGCTTACGTCCCGGGACCGCAATTCACTCCTAAGGCAAATAACAAACGCTACGGGTATATTGCCGGAGCAACATTCACCCGCATCACTGAACTTAACCCTACATCACGGGACCATATTGCATGGTTCTTGGGACAACAT